CAAAGTAAGAGTCAATGGTCGAACCGAAGATGCCGCATAAGAAGAGTTGAAATCTACTTCTGCATCAAGGAATGAAGCCGCAGTAAATCGCTCATCACCGTAGATTTGAGCGAGTGCGTTTGTTGCATCATCCATTTCATCAGTCATAAGAACTCCGTTGTCAGCCGCTAGAAGTTCTGCTCGACTAGAAACAACCTTCAATAGTGAAGTATAGTTTCTTTCAATATTTGCTAGAGCCGAAACTTCACCATAAACTTGAACAGGCATAAGCAACATTTTGTTTTGTGCCTCTGCGTGTGCTTTACCCATGTCTTCACGAATAATAGCCCGAATGTCTCCAAGTCCATCATCAATTTGAGCCATTTCCATAGCAAGTTCGGAAATATCGAACTGATGTGCAATAGTCTTTGGACTCATAAATAGTTGAGCGTAAGTTGGGGCCATAGAACCAAGTCCATCAGCCGCAGTAGATAGTCCTGCATTTTCGGGAACTCCACCAATTTCATCAGCGTGTGGGTTTGCGCCACCAAGTCCATTTGCCGAAGAACCGTCACCAGTAATATCAACTGCGAGTTGGGCATCCGAACCACCAAAAGGTCGGCTCTTCAAAATTCTCCAACCGGATGAAGTATAAGGTCGCTTTGATAGCATAGCGAGAGCATTTACTTCTCGGTTTAGCATAGACCAAACTTTCTGTCCGTATAGTTGGTTATACATTCCTGTTGTTGTTCCAATACCAGTTACACCGCTTGCGCCAGCGTCAGCAATATCGTGGGCAGTGTGTAGTCCTTGAACTGCACCTGCTTGTTTCAATACAGAGTTTCCACCAAAGGCAGGTAGTCCGTATGTCGCCGCTTCTAAATCTCTAATCGTGTTAATATATCCCATTTAATTCACCTCAAATGTTACCGCCGACTGCTTTATGAATATCACTCCAAGACATTTCAGCAATCTCTTCTGTAGAGAATACCTTTGTTGTTGAAGCGGCTTCTGTAGCCTTGCGGATTGTATTTTTTTCTGCTGTAAGGGATTTGCGAAGTTCTGCAAATTCACTTGTAAGTGCGTTAATTTCTGCTTGAGCGTCGTATTCCGACTTAGCAACCATAGTTTCTCGGTGAGCCGTTTCGTCTGCGAATCTCTTAGCAAAAGTTCCGGCTAGATTATCATAAGCCAACTTTTCTAGTTGTTCGGCTCGGAATTGAGCGTATGCCTTTTCGATGTTTTCAGCACTCAAGTTAAGAGTGTTAAACTCGGAGTTGTCAAAAGCCTTTGACACCATACCTTCTTTCTTTGCTTGAAGTCCGGCATCTTCGATGTATTCCCCTGCACCGCCGAGGTTTTCATCATCATTACCGTCAAGAGTAGTAGATTTCTTTTCGTCATCCATGTATTCCATAGATTCTTCTTCGACATCCATCATCTCGTCTTCCATCTTCTCATTCAATGGGTGGCCTTCGCCCTTATCCATTGATGGTTCTTCTTCTTCTTTTCGTAGCGTATTGACTTCCTCAAGTAGAGTGTCAAGTTCAGCCAATGCTTTTTCTAATTTATTCATTTTTTTGTCCTCCTTTAATATGTCAAACCTCGCTTCGGGATTGATTCCTTTTTCACATATGGTTACTTCATGCAGTTCAAGTTTGCTAATTTCACTATACTCGCCCAATTCCGCATGATGCTTTTTTACTTTTTGTAACGCTTGTCCTCCAATGCTAAAACTTCTCAATGTTCCTTTGCGAATGCCTCTGTTTATTTCTTTTGCTTTTTCGATGTCATCTCTTAATTTTATTACTACAAAAAACCCAACATCATCTACTTCTGTTTTCCATAGTTTTCCACTTGTATCTCTATATGATTGAATTACTTCTCCGACTTGAACATTTGAGTGGTTTGTCATTACATTCCTAAACTTGTTCTTCTCCATGAATTTTACTACTGCTTCATTAAGTGCTTTGAGTGTGATTAGGTCGTTTTGTTTATCCACCATTTCAATAGAAGCATAACCACCAATCATTAAATCATTATTTGCTTTAATGATTGTAAAGTCATTCTCCTTATCCGCCAGTATTGTTTGTAACATCCGGCTCAATCTCTCTTTTTTCTATTCGACTATATAACTTATTCCGTATTATCGGGTAAATTTAAGTCTACATACTTGTCTTTATAGATATTCCATATACCTTCGTCAGTATCTTTATCTACAGGTTTTTGTTCATAGCCAGTCCAAGCCAACCACATTTTCTGCTCATCAACAGGTATTACTCTAAAGTGCATTTTAGTATCGAACTTATTACCCTTGATAATATATTCATGGTAGCCATGTCTTTGAACACCAATCTCTACTTCTCCTTCATCTATCAATTGTCCTCTATCAATATTCTTAGATATTTTAGCAGGGTATTTATTTGCTTTACCAAACAAAGAAAAGATGTCATCGTCATTAGGTAAATCAATAAGCCAAGAAAGAGTCTCCCCTTTATGACTAATAATAAAATCTAAATTATCATCCTTTCTAGAATATATTTTAAATTCGGACATCTCTTTAGCAATATCTGTTGGGTCTACATGTAATTTACCATCGGAGAAACTTATTCCTTCTCTTTGATTAGCCCAATTTTGTAAGTCTTTAGTAGAAGCATGTCCTAAAACCTTCATCATTTTCTTTGAGTCGCTATCAAAAAGAGTCTCATAATCACTAGCCATAGTGGATAACAAATAATCATGTATTTCTTTAGGAGTCTGTGGGCCTTTGAATTTTATTCTATTTTTAATCGCAGTTGTAATTTTACCTTGTAGTGTCTTTAGAGTGTTTTCCGCTTCTTGTTTCCACATATCTAAATCAGCCAAAGCATTCTTAGACATCAAATTATCTTCTTCAAAACCATAAATTGTAAATCCATCCATAGACTTTAGAATAATTGTAGCCTCGCCATGTATATTATCTGTAATTGTAATTCCTTTAGTTAAGGCTTCTACTTTATATTTCAAAGATTTTTTAGTATCTTTAGATAACATCTCTAGAGTTACTACTTTATCGGGAGTTTCTACTTCGGGAACTTCTATGACATTTGCCGAGTATAATGTAAATCTATCATCCGATTGTTTTACCTCATCTACCTTAACTCTAATAATATCGCCAATGTTCACATTTGTTTTAGTGTTAAGTGCTTTACCAACATTCATGTAAAGTTTATCATTGAGTTTTACAATATGTTTTCCTTCTTCTAATACCGGCCCTGCCCCTAAAGTGTATGAGTATAGTTTAGATTTAGTAGCCTTCTTGTCAAGGACTATCATATCCAAATCAACAAACTTCTTCCACTTAACCCACTTAGGGTTCTTTTTAGTTCCAATGAAATAAGTAGAAGTTAAGTCTTTGATAACAACTCCTTCGGCTGTCGGCATATCCATAATCTCTTTAGCATATTCTTCAATGTCTTTTAGAGAGTCGGCAGTTCTCGTATCTTTCTTAGAAGGGAAGTGTAAATAGTCGGATGTCTTAGCCGAGTAATTATTGAATAGTATGTTTATTCGTTGTTCTAATTCTTCATCAGTCATGTTCTTTTCTTCATGCCGCATAATATCAAAGACATGTGCCTTTAGTTCAGCATTAGGATATTTATTTTTGAATACATGTGCGATAGTATCTGCTCTATGTAGTGCTTCATCACCATCAAAAAGAATCAACTCTGCATCCAATATACAATCTCCGTATGATTTTTTCTTCATTTCAGTAACCTGTTTAGGACATTTATCGGTGATGTCCTTTTCATTGTAAGAATAGATTTTAACTTGGTTGTCTATTTTATGTATCTGTATTCTCATACCATCATATTTTTCTTGAACGATATAGTCGCCGGAAAAACCCTGTAACTCTTGCATATCTTCTATGTCAAATATTCTATACATTGGTTTGTTTGGTATTATAAAATGAGATATTGCTTTTTCTTCTGTAGATTTTTTCTCGGCTTTTTTCAATTCAACTTGAAGTAACTTATTCCAATCCTCTTCGGAATGCTTGTGAAGGTATATCTTTTCAAGAGTTTTCAACGCCTGTTTAAACTTAGTCTCTACCTTCTTACTATCTTTGTCATCACCATAATGCTCTATGACAAACAAAGGTATGTCTTTTACTTTAAGGTCTAATCCTTCTAATCCATCAGTAATATCGTCGGCTTGAAACTCAACACTTTCATAAGAATCCTCGGATAGTGCGTCATCATCGGAACGAATTGCATAATGAATAAACTTTACAAATGTGCTTTCATCGGATAAAAGACCCTCTAATACATTACCTTTGAACTTCTTAGCGAATGGGTCATTTACATTTTCCGAATCAAAACGCATTTGTTTAACCGCTTCATAAATTATTTTTGCAGTTCCACTTGAAGGACTACCTGCATCATCAGCCTCGACATGGCGTTCATCAAGATATTCTTTTATCTCTTTACCCAAAGGAGATATAGAATCGTAAGCATCTTTTACTTCTTCTAGAGCGTTTCTCCAACGACCCCCGTATTCTTTAGGGTCTGTTCTTGCGGATAAATAGGCTACTCGCACCTTTTCAAAAAGTGAAAGTATTTCATTTGAGATTGGGTTGCTGTCCTTCTCAAACATTAAGCCAGTGGTTGCCATACTAAATCACTTTTTGGGGTCTAAATTATCACCATAAGGAATCCCCAAAGCATTAGAAAGACCGATTTTAGTGACAATAAATTCTTTGTCTAATTTAACCAATTTTGCCACTTCTCTCTCAATTATTTTTACTTGGGCCGGAGTTAATTTTGTCTTATCTGCTTTCTTTAACCATTTTAGTGCTGTTATAGTGTCAATATTCTTAATATTTTGAACTGTTCTTTTAAGAATCATAACTTCATCATTGGGGTCTACTGCCTTACCGATAGTTTCTCCACCCATACCGTAGCCTTCTTTCTTTTGGTTTTCGTCATGCTTTTCAGCCTTCGGTCGCTTAACCTTAACATCCTCAACTTCATCATCATAAGGTATTTCTGTAGAACTACCCACTAGTTTGATTGTTTCTTTTGCTTTGCGAACAAGTCTAATTGCTCTACTAATTCGTGCTTCTTCTTCTGTCATCTTTTCCGGCATATCAATTCCTCCCATTAACAAACTTATCAATATCACTCCAACTCATTTTATGGATTGAATCAGTATCGGGAACTTGATTGTTATTCATAGAAGGAGTCGGTGAATCTACTACAACAAAACCGGACTTCATCAAAAGATTATCTTTATTGTAGACTGCGGTTTCCAACTCTTTAATTCTAGAAACCAATTCCTTTAGAATAATCAACATATCTTCATTTGTTTCACTCATCTCTCAAATCCCCCTTTCTCTTTGGATATACAATTTGTCGCAAATCCCGATACAACAACTCATACTCCTTACGGAGTTTGCTCGACAACGCCACCATATCAATGTTCCTCTCATCAATACTTACGAACTTCTTTTTCATTTTATCATCGGATTTA